CCCCAAGTGTAATCCCATGTAGGATGAATAAAATAAATAATGGTAATATCTTTTGAAAAAGTAACCTCATCATCTTGGTGAACAGTTTGATCATGAAGAGGAGGGCCACAATTTAAATGAATTCTTTTTAATTCATTTTTATACATTTTTTCTACACAAATTTTAGAATTAATAGAATTCCACAAATTATATATAACATTAGACTCATTTAATCTTTTTTCAAAAATTAATTTATTAACATGATCGCAATAGTCTGATGCCCCAAACCCAATATTTGTATCCATTTTACCAGAATCATTAGAAAAACTCCAAATACCTTTACTTACTTCTTCATGAGCTAATTTAAATATTGCATCTTCTGCTGCATTGTCTACTATTCTTATAATACTCATTTTGTAAATTGAGTCCCTACGTTTCCTTTAAAAACATAAGTGCCATGATGATTTAAACCACTTATAACATCAGCATAAACACTTCCGCCTATTTTTTGCCATAACCTGCAAAAAGCATAATCCTCTGATAAATATCTTTTTGTTTTAGGCTCAATCATTGTATCAAAAAAAGCATAATTCCATTCTGAATTGTCGTGATAATTAAATTCAGTATCGTGAGGTTGATTTAAATGTTGATCAGATTTAAATTTAAGTTCAGGATAAGCCGTAGCCATTTTTTCAAATACTTGTCTTTTTATCAACATAAACCCTGTAGCACCATCTATAGCTTCTATAAACCCATTTTTAACTTCAATTCTTTCAGGGTTTTTTACATTAAGATTATATTCTAAAGAAGCTGCGTGAAGTTCATCTAAATCAATATCAGGTTTTTCAATAACTCTTTTTTTTACTTTTCTCCAGTCAATAGCTTTACGAGGATAAATTCCTGCTACAACATCTTTATCAAAATCTAACATTCTAAAAATTGATTTTTCACTAAAACCAATATCAGCATCTATAAAAAGAAGATGTGTATAATTACCTGGATCATCCATAAATAATTGAACTAAAGTATTGCGAGCTCGTGTTATTAAAGATTCATTTCCAATAGTTCCAAATTGTAATTGAATATTATGCTTCGGAGCTTCGTTTACTAAACGCAAACAACTTTTAAAATAATCAGCCGTTATCATTCCTCCATAACAAGGTGTTCCTATAAATACTTTAGTTTTCATTACGATCTTCCTCCATAATAACCTACGGATGCAATAATCCGTGGTGTTGTAGAAATAGCTTTGTGTCTTACCCCCTTAGGAATAAAAAGTAAATCTCCTGATTCTAGTTTATAATCTTGGCTTGTTTCTATTATTCTATAAGTTGAAATACCGTGTAAACTAATTAAAAAAACATCTTCTGTATCAACATGTGATGCTCCTACATTAGTTACAAATGAAAAAAATAAATCTACCCCATCTTTTATATCTGGAACGTATTTAAAAGTTTTATAAAAAAAATCCATAAATGTAAAAAAATAAGTTTTATCCATGTGTATGTTTTTCATTTGCCATATAGATTTAAAAGGACTCATTAAATCCATAGGTTTATTGTTTACTACTAAAGAATAATCATCAGTTAATTTAGATATTGTGTTGAAATCATATTCAGTTGTAGGAGAGGTAAATCCTTTAACAAAAGTTATTTTTTTATCTTTTATTCTTTCAAGGTTTTCTTTATTTAACAACATAACTTACCGTTAAATATTCTATTTTTTTAATCCACCCTTTTGGTATAGCAATAGCACCTCCTCCTGTAACATCATCTTTATCTTTGCTATAAGATCTCATGATAACTATCCTTTCATTATTATTTGTAACCATCCAACCTACCTCTTGGCACACGGCTAACGGTGCATTTATAACTTCTTTTATATCAAGCCATCCAGTTTCTGTATCACGGGCATCTACCCATGTTACACGAACCATTGGAGTTTTGTTTATATCAATCACTTTTTCTTATTATAAAATTCTTTTCTTCTAGCTGTTTCAGCATTTCCTACTTGAGGATCTCCTTCTTTTTTTATTAACTGTAAATTAAAAGATACAGATCTTCTCTCTTCATTTTGTGTTCTAAACGGATAGACACCGTGTGCTAACCAGTGAGGAAATAAAAATATATCTCCTACTTTAGGAGAGTGTTGAAATTTATGCCCACTGAAAGTAGCAGCTTGACCATTAAACCAACATATATCACCTACCGTTGGGTAGTGATCTTCTCTTGCATATTCATCTGGTAAACTTGGAGGTACTCGTAAATAACATACACCAGATAATTGTCCTTCATGTATATGAAAAGGATTAAAGTCTCCAGCCCATTGGCTTACGGCCCACATAGATTCAATAACCATTTGACCTACAAATTCAGGACTAATTGTTTCATTAGCAGGTGGAATAGAAAGATAAGATTTAACCATCTCGCCCATTAATTGAATCATTGGTTGAGCTTTAGGTGAACCTAACCATTCAGGATCATATCTTGTTTCTTGTTTAACATTTCCTGCTAAGTGAGGTGCGTGATCAAATTTTTTTGCAAATTCTTTGTCCTCAAACATTTTTGAAGCTTTATCATCTAATAATTTAACTATACTATCAGGCATTTTACCTTTAACAATAGTAGGACCAAAAGGTCTAATAGCTTCAAATTGTAATACTTGATCTTCTTTTTTCTCTTTCTTTGCCATAGCTACCTTTCTTTACTATAAATATCTATTGTCATATAGCAATATTTTCCCTATAAATATATAAATAAATTGGCTTTTTCTTACAAGTCTTGCCATCTTGCTTTCTCAACAAAATTACAGTTGCTATTAAAGGATTATGCATGATTAATGAACAATTTTTACAGACTATTCCCCAATATGGTATTGGTGGATTTGTTAAAAAAATATTTAAAAAGGTAAAAGATACCGTTAAAAAAGTT